AACAAAAAGAGCTTACGGAGAGCTAGGACACCCAGAAGGTCCTACTGTAAACTTAGATAGAGTATCTCACATGATTACATCTCTTAAGGAAGACGGTACCAACTGGATTGGTAAAGCCAAAATTATGGATACGCCAATGGGGCGTATTGTAAAAGAACTTATTAGCGAAGGCGCTCAACTTGGAGTAAGCTCCAGAGGATTGGGCTCTTTAAAAGAGAGGAATGGCATTAATGAAGTACAAGATGACTTCATGCTTGCTACAGCAGCAGATATTGTTGCAGATCCTAGCGCTCCAGACGCTTTTGTATCCGGCATAATGGAAGGAAGGGAATGGGTTTTTGTTAATGGTAAATGGACAGAACAAGATATAGAAGAAAGCCAAGCAGTAATTAATAGTACTTCAAAGAAAGATCTAGAAGAAGCTAAAATTGCTGTTTTTAGTAATTTTTTAGATAAACTGTCTAAAATATAATAGAAATCTGTATAAATATAAATAGTTTATTAGATTATATTAAAATTTAAATAATCCTAAGAGGAGAGTAACATGGGAGTAGAATCCAAAATCAGAGAACTTCTAGAAGGCAAGTTACAAGACGACGCCGTAGAAGTACTAGACGAACTGAAGGCACATCGTCCTTTAGATAAGGCTAGTAATGGAGATGCTAACCCTCCCCTACAAGGTAACTCAAATCCAAACCCAGAACAGCAAGACCTTAGTGGTACTAGCAACCCTGAAGGCGGATTGACAAGCCCAGTAGGAAAGGAAGCGTCAGCTAAAGCTGGTAGTGCCCCTAGACCTTCTAACTCAGGCGCTGGTAAAGCACCTAACTACAACGACCAAGAGGCAACTCAAAGCGTTGTAGCACAATCTAGTTCAAAAGGTAATGTTCATCAAGAAGAAGTCGAAGAAACAGAAGACGAAGTTCTTGAAGAAACACCTGAAGTAGCAGAAGATGAAGAAGTAGTAACTGAAGAAGAAACTACTGAAACAGAAGAACCTACTGAAGAAGAGGTTGTTGCTGAGGAAGAAGAAGTCGAAGGCGAAGAAGTTGAATATGTTGATGGCGAAGAAGAAGTTATTGCAGAATCTGAAGAAGAGGAAGTAGTAGCATCTGAAGAAGAGTCAACAGAAGAAACTTTATTCGAAGAAGACATTGCTAACTTGTTCGCGGACGAGGAGCATCTTTCAGAAGAATTTAAGACACAAGCAGCATCATTATTTGAAGCTAGTGTCGTAGCAAGAGTCAATCAACAAGTAACAGAAATAGAAAACGAACTTGTTGAATCAGCTAATACAGCTTTTGACGAAGCTAAAGAAAAACTTGTAGAAAACATCGACAAGTATCTGTCTTATGTGACAGAGCAGTGGATGTCAGAAAACGAGCTGGCTATTGAGAACGGTTTACGCAACGAAATTACTGAAAGCTTTGTAAAAGGCTTGAAGCAAGTCTTCACAGAACATTATATTGATGTTCCTGAAGAAAAATTCGATGTGTTAGCTTCTCAACAGCAAGAAATTGACGAACTAAAATCTAAGTTAGACGAAGAGATTGGTAAGTCAGTTGCAATCAGCGAAGATAGAGAACAACTACAAAAGGAAAAAGTTTTCCGTTCCGTGGTTGACGATCTAGCTGAAACTGAAGTTGAAAAGTTTGCTAGTTTAATCGAAGGTATTTCATACGACGATGAAGACAAGTACACTTCAAAACTTAATGTTATCAAGGAAAATTATTTTCCTAAAGCGAAAGCTGATGATAGTGATAAGCTAGAAGATAGCGTTGATCAGGGAACTTTAACAGACAACACCGTGATGAGTAGATATGTACAAGGTATCTCTCAAGCAGCGAAGTTTGATAAGGTTAAAAATTAATTTTTTTATAAATAATTAGGTTATAAAACATAACAAAGTAAAAACAAGGAGAAACTGATGTATCTTTCAGAAGAACTACAGAAAAAGTGGCAACCAGTCCTTGAGCATCCTGAACTCTCAGAGATTCAAGATCCTTATAAAAGAGCTGTTACCACAGTAGTACTCGAAAACCAAGAGAAGGCCCTCCGTGAGGAAAAGGAAGCTCTTTTCGAGGCTACACATGCTAACCAAACAGGCGCTGGCGTTGACAACTATGATCCTATATTGATCTCGTTAGTTAGACGTGCTTTGCCTAACCTTATGGCTTACGATGTTTGTGGAGTACAACCAATGTCTGGACCAACAGGTCTAATCTTCGCAATGAAGTCACACTATACTAGTCAAACTGGTACAGAGGCTTTATTTAACGAAGCAGACACTGACTTTTCAGGTGCAGGAACACATGCTGGCGGAAACCCAGTAGACGGTTCTTACACAACTGGAACAGGCGTATCTACAAGCACTGCAGAAGGTTTTGGGGACTCAACTACACTTAATGAAATGGCGTTTTCAATCGAGAAGACAACTGTTACGGCTAAGTCCAGAGCGTTAAAAGCTCAGTACACCGTAGAACTTGCTCAAGATTTAAAAGCTGTTCATGGTTTAGATGCAGAATCCGAACTTTCTAATATTCTTTCACAAGAAATACTTGCTGAAATTAATAGGGAAGTCATTAGAACTATTTACAAAGTAGCTAAAACAGGCTCAGCCTCTACAGCTACAGCTGGAACATTTGATTTAGATGTTGACAGTAATGGTAGATGGTCCGTAGAAAGATTTAAAGGTCTTTTATTTAATATCGAGCGTGATGCTAATGTAATCGCACAAGACACAAGGCGTGGTAAAGGTAACTTCATCATCTGTTCATCAGATGTTGCTAGTGCTCTTGCAATGGCTGGTATCTTAGATTACGCACCGGCTTTATCAACTAACTTAAATGTTGATGACACAGGTAATACTTTTGCTGGTGTACTAAACGGTAGATATAAAGTATATATTGACCCATATTCTGCTAACACAGGAGCTGCTAGCCAGTTCTATGTAGCAGGTTATAAAGGCACAAGCCCTTATGACGCAGGTCTTTTCTACTGCCCATATGTCCCACTTCAAATGGTAAGGGCTATAGACCCAAGCACATTCCAACCTAAAATTGGTTTCAAAACTAGGTATGGCATGATCGCTAACCCATTTGTAATGCAGGCAGACGGAACTACAGATGCAGACACATTTACTGCAGACCGTAACCAGTACTACAGATCAGTTAAAGTTACAAACTTAATGTAATTTAGGTCTTTCGGAATACCGAATTAAAGCGGGCTACCAATAGGCAGCCCGTTTTTTTATCTGAACGATTATTTTTGATTAACGAAGCTGTTAAGCTCTTGTGCTACTGAAATAACATCTTGTGCTGTAATTTGCGTAGTAACTAAACTTCTTTTATCGTCTGGATGGTTGTCATTGTGAAGATAGACGGCTTCGTTTTTTCTACGAATGTTTTCTTCTAAGATTCCTAGTGCTTGACCAAGCAAGTCGGCTCGTATTTCAAAGCCTGATTTTTGTTCACTCATTTTATTCTCCTGTGTGTATGTGTGTAGTCCTTAATGGACAATATTATTTATACACTCTGGTAATACACCATTTGATTTTTGGTTTACAAGGCTATACTATAAATACTGTTATGCGTTATCACATCATATATAAAAAAGGAGAACAACAACCTTTCTATGGTACACGATGGACTAAGTGTCCTACTTATATTAACGATTCAGATAAACTGTTAGAAATTACAACTATCTCAGATAACGATCCAGATTATAAAAATATTATAACATGGCAACTCAATGATTTACCACTAACAAGAAAGTTTATAGATTTTTATAAAACAATAGGCAACCATTCTAAAAGATTTGTCCCTTGGGGAGGAGAAGAAAATCCTGGCGATATAAGACCTCCTGGTTTTAAGCATGGCTTTAATAGAGAAGTGTGGTATTCATATAGATATAGATTAGAACTTTTTAAAAGTAATTTCATACATGACTATTTAGAAAGTCGTGTAAAAATGAATGAACTTATAGATTATTTAAATATAGATCCTAAATTAAAACTTAATACGGCATCTATTTTTGAAGATGTAAATAAATTAAATAGACTTCATGAAATATTTGAAGAAGAAGTAATATTAGCTTGGGGTAAATTTCACAGAAAAGAATTAACAAAAGAACAACATGCACCTATCAATGAAGCATGGGAAGCGGTAAATTATATTGTTCATATGAATGAAAAGACACAAGCATTAATACCTGGTTATACCGATGAACATTATAATAATATATTAAGTAAAGATTTTAGTTATGCAACAGCTATGGCAATGCAATATATACCTCCAGGAGGATTACAAAAAGATTTTCAACATTTTAGTTTGGAGGATGAAGATTATAAACACTTTACTGTAGAAAGAAATGGACAGGATTTACTATTAGATTATGGAACAGTAGGTAAAGATTTATTAGCTTGTTATACAACCAATGATGTGGAACTAGCGTCTGAAGAAAGAAAGTTATCACAACAAATTACATATAATCCCTGGGTGATGTATGAATGGAAACAAACATCAATTAATTTAGATGATTATTATAAATGGTTAAAGGATAATAATATAGATCATTATACTAGTCCTAAGTTTACACCAGGTAGGCATCCATTATCTTCAGAATGTATTAGTCATCCTCATATAAAAGATCCTAAAACATTTTATACTGAAGTAGTAAAAAGAACACCAATAATAGATGGATGGTGTATAACAGATGATAATAATCAAAAGGTCTTATAAATAAGAGTAAGACCAGGAGTAAATATGGCATATTCAGGAAAAGGTAGTAGATAGATTTAATGATGTTTTAAACAATCCAAAAGCACATGGTGTTGGTAGATTTGATCCTAAAGATCCAAATGTAGCAACCGGAATGACGGGAGCACCAGCATGTGGAGATGTTATGAAATTAGATTTAAAAGTAAATCCTGATACTGATGTTATAGAAGATGTTAAATTTAAAACTTACGGTTGTGGTTCAGCGATTGCTAGCTCAACAATGTTTGTAGAAATGTTAAAAGGAATAACAATGACAGAAGCTTTAGAAATTAAAGATAAAGACATAGCAGCAGCATTAGAATTACCGCCTATTAAATTACATTGTTCTGTATTAGCAGAAGATAGTATTAAAAGAGCATTAAAAGATTGGGACGAAAAGAAAGCTCACAGGCAACACAATGGAGCACCAATTGCAGACGCAACAATATAATCCTAATTTAATACCTACTAATAGTGGACCAACAATAGATTTTACAGACACAGCATTATTAGAAGTTATTAAAAAGGTAGAAACAAAAGGAGCAAAAGGAGTAAGGTTTGCTTTAACAGGCGGAGGATGTGCAGGTTTTTCATATGAGTTTAACTATGCAGATGAAGGACAGCCAAACGATATCCCAATTGACTTTGGAAAATTTACATTATGGTTATGCCCAATGTCTGAGATGTATTTAGATGGTACAATTATATCTTGGAAAGTCGAAGGACTAAATGAAGGGTTTGAGTTTATTAATCCACAAGAACAATCCGCTTGTGGCTGTGGAGTATCAGTAGGATTTTAGTAGGAGTATATTATGGCAAAATCATGGAGTGGTAAAATCACTCATAGTGGTGTTAAGAAATCAACATCACAAGGTGTCGGAGGAAGAGGAAGAAAAGTTAAAATTTCTACTTCCACGATGAATAAAAATAGAAAAAGAAGTTATAAAAAGTACAGAGGACAAGGTAGATGACGACAACTAATATTACGAATGTTT